ACGAGGGTCAATCGCTGCGGCACTCATGTCAATACCGCTCATCTGAGCAATAGTCTCATCTAGTTGCTTATTAAACTCATCTGCCCCAGCATTAGCATCTTTGAAAAACTTCGCAATAGCCTTACCAGCGTTACTGAACGCTGCGCCTGCAAACATTCCAAACAGTTTGCCAGTAGCAAGCAAAGCGATACCAACAAGTTTGATGAAAATAGCAATGTATTTAATCACCAAGTTGATTACTTCTAGAATCACATTAAACAAATCAACAAATGGTTTAATTATCTGCCAAAAACCAGCCAATATTGGTACCAAAGCACTCAAAGCAGATGTTAACGAGTCAATAATTGGATTGACGGTCTCCATCAAAGTTCTACCAATAGATGCCAAAGTAGGCAACAAAGCATTTCCAGCACTCAAAGCCACCGAGAACACTTCATAAGTTCTCTGGAACACAGGAGTCATGTAATCCACAACATCCTGCAACGTTCTCAAAAAGTCTGCCCAAGGCTTCATTAGAGTTGCACCCAAACGAGCCTGCATATTCTCATACTTAGACTCAAGAATCTTTTGAGCAGCGAACACGTTGCCGCCCTGCTTGGCGAACGCACCCATCGCATCCGAAGCACGAGAATAAAAAAGTTCCAAACGAGCCACAGCCTGAGCATGACGCAACGCTGCACCAGTCAAATGCTTTTGACCACGAGCCGCCAACACAGCATTAACTTCAGACTGCTTCATAGCGACACCGAACTTTTCAATCGGGTCATACTCGCCTCGGAACAAAGCAGTAATACCAGTCAAAGCCTCAGTAACGTCATAACCATACGTTGTAGCCAAGTCAGAAGCCAACTTGACAAGTTTCTCAGTCTCATTGCTGACAGTTCCCATTTCGAAACCAGACTGTTTCAGAACCGAACCCAAGAACACCGAAGCCTTAGCGGACTCAACAGCAGAAAGACCGAAACTTTCAGAACTATTAGCAAAGTTCTGCATACGCCGACCATACTCACCGAAAATGGTGTCCAACGCAATAAAGTTACGTTGCAGGTCACGTGCACCCTTTACAGAGTCAGTAACAAACTTGTTGACTCCAAGGCTGGAAAGCATACGACCAAAAGTGCCGATATTGGAGGCAATACCCTTAACCGAAGAACCAAAACGCCCCAGAGATGAAGTTGCTTGGTCAACACCACGACTATCAAAACCTGTGACAAGGGGGATAAAGATTTTTCCACTCATCGAGTTTCGAGCCTCTCATTAAGATGACGGTTTGCTTCAGTCAATAAAGCATCTATGTCTAGTTTAGTTTGTAGCGAGTATTCCTCGGCAGTCGGCCAAATCCAGCGAGAAGCCTTACCTTGTCTAACACCAGAGCCCCTGTTAAGCGCCTCAATCATTCCCTTACCTTGATTATTGATGCGGTGTTGACGCATAACAATTATTTGCGCTTTAGTTCCATACTTGCCAGTTTGAGTAGCACCACGAGAGTACTGATACGGTCTAGTTCTAGGTTTTTTATTAATCCACTTACGACTACGACCCGCCATGTCAGCCATAACGGTTGCAGGATTATCAACAGATAGACGGAAAAGAGAAAGTTTGCCAAATCGCCCAACTTTACGCCACGTCTTTTGTTTAGTGTGCTCAATCACAACATTGTTAGCAGGAATATTGCCACTCTGCGTATTAGACCCCCAACTCAAACGACCAGGCACCACAATAGGTTTAAAACCAGATACACGCTTTTTAGCGTCTAATTTATGAATACCAGAAGTAGGTGGTTTTCTTGGAATAGCCTTTTTAACGCCCTGCTGCATCGGTTTAGCATATTGTTTCATCTTTGACTTCAACTGGCGAGCATAAACCGCATCAACCTTACGCAACTCACGCAACAAATCACGATAATCCGTAATCCAAACCTCGCCCAAATTTAAAGACGTAGGCTGGTTAGACTTACCACCAAACAAAGACGCCGCACCAGCAGCACGAGCCAAACCAGTAATAAAAGACATAATCCCTACCTAAAAAGAAAACCCCCAAAAACTGGGGGCTTCCTTACAACGGTTTCGACTGACTACGATGAACCAGATACCGACCAAGAGTCCAAAGCATCCTGTCATCTAACTTCATCAACTCCAACGGACTGATGCCTGTCTCACAAGCGATAGTAGCAATAAACCAGTGAGCCGATTCATCGCCCAGACCCTTTATTTTGGGTCTGTTTCGCTTGCTCCTACCATTGCAACAGTTTCCATCCAAGTATCAAAGTCTTTGTCAGTTGCCTTGGTGCGAGTTTCCGCACACCAAGCCAAAAAGCAAAGGTGAGTAAACTTGACATTTTTCTCAAACGTAGAAACGCTGAGGTCAAATTTGGTTTCGAATTTCACAAGGTCTGCTGCATTACAAGTAACTTCCTTACTTGTTCCGTCAGCATAATCAAGGCGTAGGTTGATTCTCAATTTTTTCCTTTACTAAGCAGTTGCGCGTGATACGGTTCCGCTGGTAGGCCACGTTACCGAAAGGGTAGCGATGTCACCGACAGAAGCCGAGTATGGCTGGTATTGCGATACCAAGCATACAGCAGTGTAAGCAGGGTTGGTCGAAGAGACCGAACTGCTGGTTGGGGTCACGACAACAGTTGCGTATGAACCACCGTTGAACAGCGGCCAAAGAGTTGCGTCAACTGCTGCGGCTCCGAAGTCCTGAAAGAAGTTCAGGGTAACAGAGCCAGACTTTAGACCTGCAACGCGAGTGCGCCATCCACCACCGAAAGTAGTAGTCTCCAGTTCATCACCAGTGAGGTCAATGCCAACGCTGGAAAGCACATTCGACAGGTTTGTACCGTTCACAGTAATCTTGTGGTCGGTTGCTGCGTAAATAGCCAATTTATCTCCTAATTTGCCTGAACATCACAGGAAAATTCTGCTGCCAGGTATTGTGTTTCACCAATAGTAAGCGAACCGTAGTTTTTCATGTCAGACACCATAAGAGTGTATGCCACTCCCGATAGTGTCTTATCCGATTCTATCGCTTTCTTGATACTCGCATCACCTGTCGGAGAAACGTATGCATCAATGAGCGTCTGTGCTGCCCTTTCACTTGCCTGACCAACAATGACAGTGATAGTGAAAGAGTAGGTGCTGATACCGTCAGCGAAAGACTTGTGATAGTCAATGCCTTCAGGGGTGATGATTGCGTATGGCGGGTTGATTTGACCGCTCACAGGCATATACCATTCGGTTCTAAGACCACGAATAGTACGCAGATTCGTGGCTATTCCTTGACGGATTTCGCTCAAACTTGCCATTACGAGTAGTATCTCATCGAACGGTAGGCGTCAATCATCATTGCCACGTCAGGGTCAAGTTTGGTTCCGATACGAATGAATCCGAGGTCAGGGCTAGTGATAAAGCCTGTTGGGGAGTCATTGCGTTTAAAGAAACGAGCAGATTGTAGAACTGTTGCCTGTTTGATGGCTGTCGGGATAGCAGACCAACCCCAGACACCTGTGACACGAACTAGCGCCTCTCCACGATAGATAGGGAACGCATAGTTGTTGATTGCACGTAGGCGAGTAATAGGCCAACCAGGAATACCATCGCTGATACCGTTCAACGGTTCAGTCTGATAGTCAGTTGAAGCCCAAGTAGTGCCCCACTCGTTGTTTAGGTTCGTTTGAACTTGGCTGATAGAGATAGCGTCATCAATGTTGACAACATCCCAAGATTCAGCCACAAACAAGCGTGTGGCTGTTCCAGCGTTGTAAAAATTACGCCCAGTGTATTGGTCTATGGCTCTTGACGCTGATTCAATCGCAAGTTCGATTAGGTTATCGTCATAAGTATCAGAGACACGCAGAGATGCCTTAACATCCTGTAATGTTGCATAGCCATTGCTAATTGCCATTATGCTCCTAACTCAATCTATTTTACTTGCCCAATAAGACGCTTCTTGATGTCTGTTGAACTGATGCCCTGAGTGTAAGGAATGTAGACTACGCTGATTTCGTTCTCATCCAGCCAGTCTTGTGTGAAACCCATTTGTGCATGATAGTCACGCCTTGCCCAGTCGGAACCGATAGCGATAATGTCTGGCATTATTGATTGGATTGCTGGTCTGCTATCTGCTCCACCAGTATTAGGGATTACGCCCGCAACATACTGGCATGAACGTAAGACTGTTTCCCTTTCTGCATAACTCATAACAGGCGGTTTGCCTTTGTATTCGGCAATAAACTCATCAGTGTTCAATGAGACGATAACGTTGCCCAGTTCACTACATTTGCTCAAAAAGTTGACGTGCCCAGCGTGGAACAAATCGAAAGTTCCGCCAGTATAAATAGTTAGTCCCACTTGTTAGCCCTTCTAGTTTGTAAAGTCCAAGTCCACGAGTTATCCGCAGTTTCAGTCTTCTGTTTGAATAATGCCATGTTGTTTGCGTAACTTACAGCGTTCGCATGGTGGTTGATTGAGGCAGAGTTATCGTGATGAATGACCGCCGAAAGATTGTAGGTTTCAACGCCAGCAGCCTCAACCCTACGAGCATAATCGTTATCGTCAAAATACAGCGGATAGAACCGCTCATCATACAGACCGACCTTGTCCACGACTTGCTCACCTAAAACAATAGAGGCAAATAGCGGATTGACTCGTGGATGTCCTAGAGCGTCAGGTCTAGCCTCTAACGAGATGCTCTCCAATGCTCCACGCTCAAAATAGGCGTCATCGTTTACAAGCAACCAATACGGTGCGTAAGGTGTTGATTTGACGATAAGGTTCCAAGCGCCAACCAAACCAAGTCCATAAGGTATGGGTAGCACCCAAACGTTCTTTACAAACTCATTTACTGGTGGGCGATACACGCCACGCCCGCTATTGTCTACGATGACTAAATGTTCAACTGGATAGTCAATAGAGTTTACGAGCCTGTCAGCCAAATCAAACTTGCTAACAGTAGCAAAACCAAGAACAGGTATCA